TCTCAGGTGATGTTAGTTTCTCAACAGTCTCACCCATTCCTGCTCGCATCCTTGCTGTTGCTGGATCCACCGACTCTTCAAATTGACGTGCGCGATTGGCATTTTCGATACCTAATTCAAAAGATTGTTTAGATACCGCAGATGGATCAAATGTTTGCTCAATTGGCTTTAATTGGGATGTTAATTCAAGAAATCTAGCTTGAGACGCAAGACCACCATACATACCCTTGTTTGCATCAGATGCCATCATCATGTTAAGATCAGGACGAGGCTGTTGAATTGCTGGTTTGTATGTTTGGCCACCCATAAGTTTAATTAAGTTAAAGAGTAAACTTCTCTTTTGAGAGGAGTCAACCCTAATTTTTGGATTATTTCGCTTGTAAAGTTAGGTCGTTCATCGATTAAAGGTACACCAATGTACCCCGGTGAGTTTGAGAGTTGCGAGTGCGCTTTCCAATCGCTCATCACCTGTATAACATCTTGTGGTCTTGTATACTTAGGGTGAAATGCTGGATAAATTGTCGGAACAAAAACATGATCGGAATATCCAAATAGCACACCATCACGATAATGTGCATAAACATTAATATTAGGATGTTCTATGATCTTATGATCGAATTCTTCAGCAAAATCAACGAGCTCCAAGAATTCATTAGTTCCTTTTTGAACAAGTTTATATTCAATTTGTGGCCTCATATTTATTAATTAAATCCAACCAGAATATCATCTGGATTGGCTATGGTTTGTGTATAGTTAGCAAATCTGTCAGCTTGTGCCTTCAGAATATTGTTGCGAGTAGAGTTACTACCGCACACCGCGCATGGCAAGCAATTATTTTGCCCAGTTGTGAATGGAATTGACGAGTAAATTGGAACCACGGGATCATCACCGAATGGGGAGATGAACTTGTTTGGGAAGCTAGTGACCTCTTTGGTTGCTGTGGTGATGCTTGGCATATTAACAAGGGTTCTGCGCTTTAAATTGTTGAGCAGCGGAGGTTGCCGATTGCATCGCAAGCACTCCTGCTTCCTCTTGAGCGTGTTCAAAGCTGATGTAGGACAAAAATGTTGCCGATGCCGTAGCCGAAATCGATTTCGTTGGATCAGCGTTACAGATCAGCGTTACAGTCTTCCAAACCTTCGCACTATATGAGTTGTCGTTTGCGGATTGTTGCTCGTATGGATTTGGAAGTAAATCAATCGACAATGTTTCACCAGTCTGTGCAACAACGCACGATTGCGTCTCATCACCCTGCGGTACACCAGTTGATTTCTCCTGCCAAGGATCCATGAAGAGTCGAACAATTTCCACTCCAAATTCACCGCACCACTCGATTAGTAACGAAAATGCCTTATCGACATCATCTGTCAGATATGACTCGCAAGTTGAAACAAGGGAATTGCGTTGAGCCGATTCAGTCGTAAGTCTTCGGTATTGGGAGTTCAAAAACCCTAGATTCTTAATCTCAGATTCGTATGGTGTATTTTCCCACTGGTAGTCAGAAGTGACTGCCAGAATGCGTTTCTCTAGGATTGAGTTGTACGATCCCTTGCTGCCTCTGTATGACACTTTTAGATCAACTGTGCCACCAATCTGCGTCGATTCAATCTCAGCATAGACAAACTTCTTTAAATCCATTTCATCACCAAGCAATGGAGTTTCAAACTGCGAGTAAATCCGATTGTAGAGTGTGGTTGTGGTTTTGTCTGGGTTGATCTGAAGGTAAGAATCCACTCGTTCTGGTTGGAACGATTCCCAGAGATGGTTGAATGATCCATCGTTTGTTGCTGCGTAATCCACAGAAAAATGGAAGCATCGAGACTGCCCGTCAACAACACCTGTAGTCCATTCAACTGGACGAGTTCCTGTCCAAACTCCAGCCCATGCTGGGAACCTGCTTTCCCCACTGCCCCATTCGGAAGCGGCAGCATAATCCATTACCATCGTGTCTGAATTTAATGTCTGCAAGTAAGGGATAGAATAGAGCAAGTAGTTCTCAAAACCCGTGGCACAAATCTTGGTTGGGTCTGATGCCATCAATCTTTTAGCCCTTGCCATTTCAACGTCTTTGAATAGCACCTGCGAAGACAGATATGCAGTAGCAGCAGGATCCGCTGTCATCAGACCACCTTGAGAGTACCACCACATTTGACCTGCTTGGAAAGCGATTGATTTTCCAGCAATGCAACCAACAGTTGGGTAAAGTGTAGATTGGAAGTTTTCAGTTGTGACCCATTGATCTCGATCAAGGATGCCTGATTTAAGCTGGAAGGTAGAACGATCAGTAAATACGATCAGACGAGTTGACGTATCCTGACCGACATAACTAGTCATGCCAGTGATAGGACGTGAAAAGCTAAAGTCACCACGGGAAGTGCCTGTTGTACGTTCTTGAAATGAGGTTGGATCACCTAAATCTGATGCTAGTACAATATTTTTATCTGCAATCCACATTCTGTTTCCAGAGTATGCCATCCAGTATCCCACGGGAATCGTGGAAAGTTGAACACCTGCTTTATCAGCACCATCCCAGTACGAAGGGTATGAAATGCCATCTTGGATCATTACGATTCGATGCGCTGGTGTAGCGAACTCTTGGGAGCCAGTCGATAGGTTTGCTGAACGTGTGGCAAGTGCAAATACAAATTGATCGACATCTGGTGACATCGAGATGTTTTTCAGACGAAAATCTTCCCAGTTGCTTGGCTGGACTAGAGGAAATGGAGAGAAGTAGACGTTTCCATTCACGGCAAATACCATGTAGGACAACTCGCTTGCAACAACACCATTTCCATCCACGTCGAAGATTTTAGCTGGAGTTGTTGTAATTACCCCATCCCGATCTTGTGTGAGTGCAGCTTCCTTTTGTTTGTTAGAGGAAAACAAAACGCCACCTTGGAAGTTGCCAGCGGGAAGGGAGAGTTGCATTTTATGCCCCGGCCTCGTTTGAACAATGCCACCACGGACAGTTACATTTACACCCCACTTGAATTGGTTCTCAGGCAATGACCAAGGATTGCGAACGGAATTTACTCCTTGAATCCATCCTGTTGAGACTTTTTTAAGTCTTCCTGATGTAATGTTTTCACTTTTCATTACTAGAACATAACTGGATCAGTTCCATCACCATAGGTCAAATCATTAATTTGTGGCGGAACAAAAGCGTGACCATCTTGATGTTCTTGCTGATTCTTCAGGTATGCCAAAGAAAAGCCCCAGTAACGCAATGCCTGTTCAGCAAAGTCCTTATCCTCAAGGTCACAAGCGTGTACAGCAGTGATGATTGCGCGTGTATGCTCAATCGGGATAAAGTCGTACTTTGAAGTGATAACTGGAGGCTTAATACGATAGGCAATTCTTGCCCACGCGCATGGTTTGCCAATGCGAATCCTGCGGTATTGTGGATTGACTTCTGTAGGATGGTATTGACCAATCAAAGTCAAATCGTTGCTGCGTCCGTAGTCCATTGCATACAAACTAACAAACCCATCCGTGATTGGCTTTTGAATATTAGCAACACTCTTGACCAAGATTGGATCTTGAATGGCATCAACGAAGAACTTGCTGTCCGTGGATAGTCCGCTTGTCAAAAATGAAATCCTGCCAGTTGTGCTAGTTAAATTCTGAGATTGTGACTTTGTAGTGTACAATTCAAACTCATCGTTGTCGATGCGACGAACAAAGTATGTCGTTCCTGCCACAAGACCAGATGGAAGTACATCACCAGAATCGGCTCGTACAGTCACCGATTGACCCGTAGTGTAAAGCGAAGCGTCAGCAACGATACTAGTGGATGGGGATGCCGTAAATGTGCGTTGGATATCGAGCGACAACTGACCAGTGCCGGGGGTTGTGATTGGAACCAGAACTGATGAAGAATACACGTTAACACTATCTCCAATCACCCTAACTTGGTAATCCGTTCCAGCAACCAAAGGAGAAGGAAGAACTCCGCTTGTAGAGAATTTAACAGTCTCATTTTCCTGCAAGAACTGCACGGACGAGGGTTGGATTAGATTGTTGTATGGAAGCGGAGAGACAGAGAATCGTTTTGCGTAGTACGATTGACCAGTTCCGAATGATACCACACTAATTTGACCAGTTGTTCCACCAGCAATGGCATCTACCGATGAGGTATATGCCCTAGCAACCGATGTAGATGATACATTGAGATATGCGGGAGTTGAACCATTATCAATTGCAGGACTGGTTGTTGGCAACAAATAGTCAGTTCCCCAATAAATGGTTGATGGGGTGGTTAAATTAGTGAAATCACCTAGCCACTTGTTAGTAAATGCAACTCCAAACACGCGAGATAACACAACATAGAATGTTCCAGTTGCAGAAGATGTAATGTTAATCTTGCTGAAATCAGCGTTCTTAACAGTGAATACTCCAGTGGACGAGTTTAATGGAGTTTCTGCCCTATAAGATGTTCCAGAAAGCAATGGGGATGGAAGTGTGCCAGTCGAAGAGAATTGAACGAATACACCAGTGGATGGTGTGATTGATACTGTCGGTGGAGTTGTGTAGCCAGTGCCACTTGTTACCACATTAAGTGCAGTTACAACACCACCCGCAATGTTTGCTGTTGCAGTTGCTCCAGATCCACCACCACCAGTTATTTCAACCTGCGGAGCATTTACATATCCAGAACCACCAGAAATTTGAGTGAATCCAATAACAAACGATGTTTGAATGGTAGCATTTGCAACCGCTTGAGTGCCTGTTTTAAGTTTAACCTTTAATGTTCCAGTTGCGGGAGAAGAAAACGCTTCAATCGTTCCAGTTGCAGGTGTTGTTAAACTAGAGGAAACAGTGTATGTAAATGTTGTTCCAGATGCGGTTAATAGCGTTTTATTTCCATTGTATCCATCAGGATTAGCACCACTAATTGCAATAACCTGACCCGGACTAAACCCATGTGCAGCAGTTGTTGTTGCAGTTGCGGTTGTTCCTGCTCTTACTAATCCAGTTGGGCCTGAAACAATAGAAACTGTTTGTCCGATTTCAGTAACAAGCTGATATGTAAATGATGTGGAACTTAATACTGTTACAACGAAATCTCCATTGTAAGCGGCTTGATCTGCTCCAGATATTGTGACTGTATCACCAGTTCTATAGCTATGATTTCCAGATGTATTAACAGTAACTGTAATACCATTTGTAACCATTGATGTGATATTAATTAATGGAGATACAGGAGGAGCGGAAATTGTTACAGAAGGTGCGGTTGTGTATCCGAATCCGGGGTTATCGATCACAATCGATGACAACTGGTATGTAATCGAATTACGAATAGCATACCCAGTCGCAGTACTCACGGAAATCGTGCTTCCCAAGGGAGGTGCTGGAGGAGC